TTTCCGGAGTGCGGGAACTCGCTTGCAGACGCTCTGGAAAAATAAAAAGGTTACGTATCTGTCGTAACCCTTTTTATTTGTAAAATCTTAATTTGCGGAGAGAGAGGGATTCGAACCCCCGGTACAGTAATCCCGTACGTCAGTTTAGCAAACCGGAGAACTGAAAAATTTTCTACAAATAATTCTTGCGATTTTTTGTGTCTGTTCTCGTGTTTGTATCTTACACTGCAAAAGTAAGTTATAAATTTATATTATGCAAATAATATGATAGAGAAAATTATGTATCTATATAGAAAATATCGGGATGAAATTATTTTTGGAAAACTATTAGAAAACCTTTTGGATATGAAAAAACCACCAAAAAAATCGGTGGTTTTCATTTTGCGGAGAGGACGAGATTCGAACTCGTGGTGCGAGTTACCCCGCACGCCGGTTTAGCAAACCGGTGGTATAAGCCACTCACCCACCTCTCCGGGCCTGCTTATACCCCATAATCGGGAAGCGGGAACAAAAGTAAGGCAAAAATGCCAAAATACCAAATATTGCGGGCAAGAATTTTTTTAGATGAGTAGAATCGGAGTGATCTCAAAAATAAATAAAAACCAAGAGGGTGTAGCAAACAGTTCTAACCAATGACAGTACCGCCTTTCGGGGTTCCAGTTTTTACCAATGACAGATGGCTCAGCATCCAGTCTTAACCGATACATTTGCGCTCCCTCTTGGAGACCTATTTTGTGATGCGACTTCTTCTTTCAGGGCTTTTCATCAAATAGTAAACTTTGTTGAGACCGTATTTACGGACGATTATCACTCGTTGAGGCAGAATTGGTCCTAATAATGTTCGTTGTAAATGCGGCGGCTCGGTCTCGGACCGACAAAAACACAATCCGAGGTTTACCGAGGCGTAAAAATCGCTTGCCGTAGTTCGAGACATATCCAATGATACTCTGCGACGAATGGTACTTATTTTAAGGAAACCGTCTTTAACTTGTGTCCCTTGTAGCGTGTCGATCGGAAGAACCGTATATATTTTTGGCGTCTGATATTGTATTTGATACATATAAATAAAACGTCTGGCAATCGTTTCCAGATCATACGGAAACTTGATCCATTCTCCGTGATATTCCGAAATTAAGTCGGCGACAGCCTCTGGTACTGTGTCGTTCCATGTCCAACGTGGGTGGTCATTGAATTTTTCGGTAAATACGGTTTTCTGCGGATACCGTTCTTGTGAAGAAAGTTTATAGGACGGGTTTCCCACGATATGCCAACCTATTTGTTTTTTTGTGGGCTTTTGCATGATTATTTTATGTGAACGGGAATTACACCTTGCCAGCCCGATATATAAGTTGGGTAAGATTCGATTGAAATGTTCGAGACTGCATAACGGACGGAAATAAATGTCGCCGTTCATTATTGCCGCTGTCTCGTTCGTAAAATGTGTGCTTTTATCCTGTCGTTTGTAACTTATTTTCACGATCAGTCCGGGCAATATTCCGTTATCGGGCGATTCTCCCGATACCGTCGATGCCGGGACATAGAGTTTGTGCGTAGCAGGGTCTTTCTTTACCTCAACGGTATATTCTACGGTTTTGCTTGCGGCCTTTATGCCTCCGAGTGCGGTTTCCGATGCTGCGGGCAGCGAATATTGGGCCGGAATATCGGGTTTGTTATTGAGGTCGTTGTAGTCGTTGCTGGTTGCTACGGCTCCGAGTTTTGGAATTTGGGGATAGTCTGGCACGTATAATTTGTGTGTGTTGGGGTCTATGCGTACTTCGACGCTATATCCGTTAGTTTTCCCCTCGGCTTTTATCCCGCCCAGCTCTGTGGCCGATGCCGGAAGAATCTCTTTCGAGCAATATTCCAGACTGTTCCACCTCGTTACGCCGTCGCCAAATTTCATACGCCGTGTATCGAGTTCTATGCCGAGTTCTCCTTCTCGTAATATGGGATTGACTTCTGCCCAGCGAGCCGCTGTCGCCCGCCTGTGTTGAAATCGGGTGTGTATGGTTATCAGTTCATTCATCATGCGTTTCCTCCATCCATTACAAAGGTGTTTGCGGTGTCTTGCAAGTAATTGGTTACTCGCTCATTCGTATAGTAAAGATTTTTTTTGCCCTCGTTCACATTGTCGGTCGTAAGTGTTTGCTGAGGGATCAGTGCCTCGTTGAGCTTTCCGCCCTCCCCGATTACGGGTATTTGTCCTGCTTCGGTGCCCGTGTTGCACGCGGCCGCCGTTCCTGCGTCTTTGATTTTAGATAAAGACAGCTCAGGGATGTCCTGTTCTTCGAGTGGTTTCAGCGATGTTTCGATAGATATGTCCTTACTACCGTCGAAGGTCGTGTTTCCCGTGATGGCTCCTGCCAATGTAACAGCTCGGGCCGTTTTGAGCTTGTCGGCTGAGAGTGCCTTATCGACATATCCGGTCTTGGCACCGGCTTCGCTTTCCTTTGCAAAATCCTTTGCCAGCATCGCCCCTTTTGCTGCGAGTGCCTCGGCCGTGATGAGTTGGAGCCACTCGCGGTTGTCGCTCTCCCGTTGGATCAATATGTAGATTTCGGGAGAGGATGCAGAAAGGTCGATCCAAAATGTCCCCTCCTCGTAGGTATGTTGGCTTCCATCCGAAGGCGCCGTGCTCTGAATGATAACGGATTGTCCGCCGAATTTGGGGAGGTCGTTCCATTTCGTCGAGCCATCGCCGAATTTGAGGCAGAGTTTGTCTGTACAATATCCGGCTTCGCCTTTCAGCAGCACGGGATTTGCCGATACCCAATTCGCGTCGGTATCGTTGCGGACGATGATTTTGCTTTTTACCGTTATCGTGGCCATGTAGTTTAGAATTGTGCGTTTCCGCCGTCGATTATTTTGATGTCGTTGTAGTCGGGGCTGACCGTGCGATAGTTTTGTGCCGGCGCGTCCCAGCGATAAAACCGGTTCGTTGTTTCATCCAGATAGAGCATGTCGTTATTCCCCTGTTTCGGGAAGGCGGCCAGCGATGCGTAACTGCGGAATGCGACGGCCGGTACTCCGGTATTTCGGTCTCCGATCCACCAATTTCCATCCTTGCCGATTTCCGGCGTCAATCCGTCCGTTCCGTCTGTTCCATCTTCACCGTCTTTTCCGTCGATGCCTATGCGGTTTGCGAAGTCGAAATAAAGTCGGTGAGAAAGAACCGAGCCGTCGGTTACGGACAAATCGCCTTGTTGCAATATGCAGAGTAGTTTCATAGTCTTGCTTTGACAAGTGGAACCGTGCGCCGTTCGGCTTTCATTACCGTATCGGTCTGCGTATCCTGCAATTCGACGGTAAGGACAATTTCGCCTTCCTCCATTTCCTCGGTCGCCGAGGCCGGAATATTTACGAAGTAGCGAGCGCTGTCGCGTCGCTCGATTTTCAGTTCGTATTCCGCAGCGGTTCCGGCAATCGCCTTCGGGCCGTGTTTGGAGGTCGATAACAACAGCACGATGCGGTAACGGTCGAGGTTGTCGAGCCACGCGGAGGGAATCGTGTCGGGCAATTCCTCCGGTAATTCCACGTCGTCCCTCAACGCGGTAATCAGCATGGCGAAGCTCGTTCCTGCAATGATCGTATGGGCACGGCAACTCTCCATAACTATAATCTTCGTCGCACGATGATACCGATAATCGCTCCGGCCAGCAGTCCCCATGCGATTTTTCCCGATATATTCCAGAACCGCTGCCACCATGTGAGGGGCATCGGTACGGGTACCTCGATCCGCTCTTGTTCCTGCCGGACGATCGTACTCGTCGCCGTTGTGTCCGTAATCTCGACGGGGACGATTTCGGACTTCTCTTGCGGCTTATTCCGTAAGTCGTGATATAATTTCCCGTCGGGACGTATGAAGGCATCGGAGGCGGCATATTTCGTTTCGAGGTGCGATGTGTCGGATGGCTCGGCTATTACGCTCGTTTGCTGATCGGGAATATGTACGATGACCGGAACATATTTTATTTGCGTTCGAATCCGGATTTTCTCGTCTATCCGCACGCTATCGGTCTGGCGGCTTTGCACCAATACCCTGCTGGGTGAACAACTTACCATGCAGAGCGACAGAACGGAGGCTATGAGTAAGGCGCGTTTCATGATGCATCAGAGTTTTCCGTAATATTTGACGAACGCGAACCAACGGCGCGAGGACAGGTAGTTGGCCTCGGCTTCGTGCGCGTATGCCTCCATCTCAAAGGCGGAAGCGTGGTAGGCTGCGTCGTTCCATCGGTCGCGTGCATCGCCTTGGAGAATGTGATAGACGTAAGAAATCAGCCATTCGACCCCATACAACAGGTAGAAGGTCGTCGGCACGAACAACAGCCACCATGCGGATACATGGCCGCCCAGCAACGCGGCTCCTACATGGAGGAGAAACCACAATACGACGCTGGCGGCGAGACATTCCCAATATTGCCGGACATGAATCCCCTCATGCCGTTTCACTTTTTCAGACAATGCGGTGTACTCGGTCAGCACGACGCCGAAGAACATGCAGGTTTTGAACGAGCCGAACAACAGGCTCTTTGCGAGTTTGGAATCGTAATAGATTTTCATAGCGACAGGTTATTTGTTTCGGTGATATTCGATACAGCGAAGCAGCGCCGAAACGTGCATGTCGGCTACACGTTTGCGGCCCTCCTCCGAGAGAATCAGCCGGCAATCGGCCTCCGTGTCCATAAAGAAATTCTCGGTGATAATGGCCGGGCAGGTCGTATGTCGGAGCAGATAAAAATGCGCCTCTTTGTCCGGGTCGCCGTCCGTCGTGTCCATACGCATCCTCTGTTCGGGAAATGCACGGGCGGCTTCTTCGTAAAAGATCGTCGCATAGTTATCCGCTTCCGTTTCTCCGACGGATGTCCACGCTTCCCATCCCGTGCCGCCTCCGGCGTTGACATGAATCGAGACGAGCAGACAATTTTCCGGGCCGACCTGTGCGGCGATCTCGTTCACACGGCGGGTGCGTTCCGCCAGCGGAATATCGTCGATTTCGGGAACGACCGGCACGCTGTCGGTCCCGCGTGCGGTCAGCGCCTCATGCATTCGTCGGGCGATGTCCCTGTTAAATTCGTATTCGAAGAGTTGTTTCCCGTCGGGCCATACGGGAGAGCGTTTTCCGGCCGTGGCGCGGCCATGCCCGTTGTCGATCAAGATTTTCATTTCGTATCGTTATTTTTAGGTTGTTGCCGGCTGGCGTTATTTTTCACCTCATTGTATTGGAGCAATAGTTCGGTTATCTTTTTAGGGTCTTTGGCTTTGGCCAACAACTCTACGATAGTTGTCATCTCCACCGCCGAGGATTTTATCGCTTTGAGATTTTCGCGGACGGAACGATACTCGGTATAGACGACACCCACGGCCGCCACGCCGGAGGCATACGGAAGCGAATAGATGCCGAACAGAATAGCCAGCAGGTCGAATAACATGAGCATTCCCGTTACTTTCCCGTAGTCGCCGAATTTCGAGAACGAACGTCTGAAACCATGACTGTCTCTGGGTATTTTCAATACTTTTGCTTTACGGATACCGGTCGTAAAGTCGATTATCACGGCGCCGATCATCGCACACCAAACGACTGCTTCGAGCAGGAGCGCCCGATGAAATGCACGGCTTTCTATACCGGTCAGATCGACGATGTATCGCAATATTTCGTGATTTTCCATTTGATGTGGTTTTATGAAAATAAATTGCCTTGTTTCAGCCGTTTCCGGCAAATGTCGATGTAGTCGGGATTCAGCTCGAATCCGATGTATTTTCTTCCTAATCGTCGTGCTACGACGGCCGTCGTGCCGCTACCCATGAAAGGGTCGAGGACGATTCCGCTTTCGGGACATCCGGCTTTAATTGGAATTTCGACCAATCGCATTGGATACATGGCATAATGCGCCTCTTTACTCGGTTCATACGGGATGCGCCATACACATCGCATATTCCGTCCGTGAGGATTTATGTCGATTTTTCCTTTGGGCCGTCCGCTGATTCTCCGGTATTCTATTCCTTTTCCACTCAGATTATGGGGCCTCTGATAACGGATGAACGTTGCAGGGGCATAAGGTTCGAATTGCTGTTGAAAGTAATAACGGCAGTTTTTGGTAAAGAAAAATATCTTTTCAAAATCTACCGTAAAGCGGTCGTGGACGCTTGACGGTATGCAGGCCGGTTTATGCCAAATGATTTCATTGCGCAGAATCCACTCGCGGAAGATCATTTCATCGGCAAACTTATTCGGAATATTGCACAATGATTTACGGAGGATACGAAGGCGTGCTGTATCGACCTGTTGATTATTTAGGCATGAATTGTTTTTTGAATGTTCGTGCCATTCGATCTTTTGCGGTCGGTTGTATTTAGGCGGATTGCTGTATGTGTCTCCCAAATTTACCCACAATGAACCGGAGGATTTCAATACTCGACGGCACTCGTCGAAGATGTGGCACAAATGCGCTATGTAACTATCGCGTGTAGGTTCCAAACCCAACTGTCCGAACCAACCGTCCGGCCACTCGATTCCGCCGATGCCGTAGTCTCGCATCTGCCAATAGGGAGGCGACGTAACGATGCAGTCCACCGATTCATCGGGAAGCGATTTCAGGCCGTTCAAAGCATCCGTTAGGTGAATAGTATTTAATTCCATTGCATTGATATTGACTTGTTAAACCAGGCCTGCGTCGATGATTTGTATTTCTCCGTGCTGCGAATATTCTTCGGGGCACGGAGATACCCGATGGGCGCGTCGTAATACGGGACGGTAAAACCGGAACAGGTAGGACGACAGCGTGGCGACGGCTGCGGTGAGTTTTTGTGTATAGGCAGTCCACAGATCATTGGCGCGAATCGACAAATACCATTCGGCGAGTATATAGTAGCGCAATATTTCGGTGGCGCTCCGTTCGACGCCTTGCAGCTCTGCGTGGCTGTAAAATTCATCTTCGTCGCGGCTTACGCGGGCTGCGAACGTAAGGCCGCATGCGTCGCCCTCGGTCGTTATCGGCTGGCAGTCCGGTACAATGCGTCGGAAATGATGCAACAGGGCGAGCAACGCTTGCGCGATGTGCTCGTCGAAGAAGGGGCGCTCGTCGATCGTCATGGCGTATCGGTCGAACATATCTTGCCCTGTCTCGTTTTCTAACATGCGGGCGTTGTAGGCCGTCTCCGTACTCGTAGCACGGAAAAGGTTGGATTTGAGCCATGACAGCCGGAAGAGTTTGTTTTCGCGCGTAATCATAATATGCGGTAAGGTCTTTCGGTATGGGTACTGCGTATCTGGTCGCGCAGCCTTTCTACTGTGGTTTCGTATAAGGAGCGGTAAAGTTGGAACAGCGGAATGTCCCGCCCGCCGTACCACCAGCAGAGCATCCCGTATTTCAGCGCGTCTTTTACCTCAACTGCGATACTCTCCGGTGGTATGCCGGGGTCGAGGTACATCCGATATTGCAACAGGTCGGGGATGAACAGCACCTCGCAGACCTGTTTTCGGAGGGCTGTACGGAGGGCCTTGGACACGCTGTGAAGATTGACGTAGAACGTATCGAGCAGCGACCGGTCGAGCGTATGCGTCGCCGCGATGGATTGTCCGGTTTCTGTCGTGCGGTTGCGGTAGTCGATGAGCGTTTGATCCATGCACTCGTTGAACAGCGCCATGCAGTCTATCTTCACGTCGAATTTCATAATGCAGAGAGTATTTCCATTGCGCGTGCCTCGGCCGTTTTCGCTCCGTTTGCATCGTTGGCCACGCCTAATACCAATGCTCCGAGCATCCATGCCGTAGTCTCTGCGAGCCGTTCGGGGTAGGTGTCGTCGAGGCTCGTGTAAGCGATGTATTCACCTTCGGCGATGCGGTGCTGTGCCTCTGTTACGCTGAAATACCGGAGCCGTGTCCCACCGTGTGTAAGCAGTACGACGGGTTTTGCCGTACCGCCCCGCGTTACGGGGTGATACTGACGTCGGGCGGCGGGATGTTCTTCCGGAATCGCCGCCAGCACCGGACGCTGCCAGCCCTCCATACGCAAGCGTGCGAGTTTGAGAAAATCGTCCGGCAGGTCGATTTCGCCGCTTCCGTCGGTGTGCGGCCTCAACACGCACTCCGTAAGAGCAGCCCGATTCGGGATTACGTGCAACGGAGCAGCCAGCAACACCCGCCTGCCCGCTTCGTCGATGAACTCCTCCAACGGAAAGTGCGGCCCGTTGGCATCGTTATCGTCGGGGTAAACCTCGTCGATGCACCGCAGTGCCTTTGTGATGATGTATTTGCGCATTCCTACCATTGGATGAACAGTACGTTTCGTTTCGCCGCTTCGATTTTGATGTCGTCCTTCTTCATGCCTGCCGGAATGACGTAATCGAGATTGGCTTGCAGCCATGCCCGGGCGGATGCCACCGACGTTACGGTTTCCTCCCGAATCGCGTTGTCAGGGTCGGGCAGTAGCGCTTCCAAATCGACGGGTATGTCGTTCGGTGCCGAAGTGTCGGCCTCTGCGGTCGGTTCCTTTTCCCAGAAAGTAGTTCCGTAGGCATAATGTTTTTTGAGAGCTTCGATAACCTCCGGATCGGAGGTGGTATAGGTGCTTTGGCCGATACCGCCGAAGTAAACCTCCGGCTCGAAACGTATCGCTTCCAGCCGTCCGTCCCGAAGGCGGACGGATGTGCGGTATTTCTTGTTGTTGAGTACATAGAATGTAGCCATGTCGTAGGTCTGTTTAGGCAGCAGAGGTCGTACCTCTGCTATGGTGTGTTTATTTTACCGTGATAACCGCATGGGTGTCGGGGTTGAGAACTGCGAGCGTATGGCTTTCGTCGATTCGCACGTCCGTCGAGCGGGAAAGTCCGACCTTATCGCGTTCGAGTTCCGTCGCTTCCAGCGGTTTGCGCTCGGCACGATAGATATTCGCAGGATCGATCACGATTGCGGCCTTGCTGTATCCGTATTCGTTCAGCAGGTCGTGGGGCTTCATCAGCAGCTCTCCATCGGGCGTGGCGATACGGTGGAATGTGATACCGAACACGACCTCGGTATTACCGGCTTCGAGCTGTTTGACGACGGTAGAGGCCCCCGCGATCTGGCGGCCGAAGTCTTTGCCGTAGAACATGACGCGGCGTTCGCTGCCGTTGTTGCCGCAGAAGATGTCCGAGGCCCAGCCGTAGATAAGGTCGTTGGTGATCTTGCTCTCGGTCCCCATGTCGAGGCGTTTGTCGATCTTGCGGAGCATCCCGTCGCTCATGTATTTCACCTTTCGGGAGATGGGATCGACGATCTGCTGCTTCACTCCGAACAGCGCATCGGCCTCGTTGGTCATGCGGAAATCCAGAAGCGCCTGTTCCTTCATGTCGAGCAGCCCGAACTGTACGTCTTTCTCGGTGAGTTTCTGGTAGAGACCTTCCGATACGGTCGTCATGTGGATTTGGCAGTAGTTGCTGTCGCTGTACGGCATCTGGCTGGGGTCTTCGGACATACCCGCGTTTTCGTGCTTGGCGACGCCGAGACGATAGAGCGGCGTATCGGCCGGCAGCGCGGGCAGCGTTGCCGTGTTGAGCGGGAAAATCGTGATTTTGTCTTGGCTGATAGCGTCTGTGGCGACGATGTGGCAGATGAGCGGATTGAGCGAGATGCCGCCCGATGCGACGGGAGAGGCGACCTTCGTGTCGTTATCGACCTCGAAGGTCGGAAACAGCACGTTGCCGTCCACCGAGAAGATGTGCGCGTTCGTTACGGTGATTTGTTTCGCTCCGCTCGCTTCGCCGGAGACGGCGTAGGCCGTTTTGATCTTACTTTGCACACCGCGTCCGCGCACGCTGTAATACTGATATTCGACTGATTTGCACGGGACGGTCTCGATTTCCCGCAGGATTGTATCCATCGGAAACAGCGACGGGTTGATCTTTGTGATCTTCTTGGAAATCGTCGGGCGGTTGATGTCTTGTTCCTCGATCGTCCCGTCTTTTTTCGGCGTCTTGGTGGTCAGAACCGTGCCCCGCATCGTCTGATCGGCGGTCGCCGCTGTCTCCGGCGCGTCGGGCGGGCGTCCCCCGCGGCCCTGCCGCCAGCCACGAGAACCCCGCCCAGATCGTCCGGCGCGAACCATGCGAGGAGTTCATGAAACAGATACGCACTTACGGCACATGCGCAGACGGCGAACAGGCCGTAGAGAAATTTGTTGTTTTTCATATTGTCGGTAATTGATTAGAATCTTCGTTTGTTGCGGCGAGTTATCACCTCGTCGATTATATCTTTGTCCGTTTTGACGGCAGATGTTGCCTCAACGCCGCCGCCGTCTGCCGGCAGTCCGTCGGTCTTTTGCGTTCGTACACGGCGGGTCTCGATTTGTTCGTTGCGTCCTTCGACCTTACCTGTCTCGCGGGCCTCGGCGACAGCCGTATCGTACACCCATCCTTGATAGAGTTTCGTAAGGATTTCTTTGTTCACCTTGCCGTCGAGCAGGTTGGCGAGGATTTCGTTGTCTACCCATGCGACGAATTGCTGCTGCTCTTCCTCGCTCAGCCCTTGTTCGGCGAAGAACGCATCGACGTCCGTTTTGCTTCGGGCCATATTCTTTTCGCGGGTTTCGACACGGGCTTTCATGTCCGCGAGACGTTTGGTGCGTTCCTCGGCGGCTTGTTTGTAGGCTTCGTAGTCCGGCTCTCCCTCCGGCACGGCCAACTCCGATGGATCGAACTGCCGGGCGATAGCGACCTGTACGGGGATTCCGTTGGCCACGTCCTCGATGATTTGTGCAAATTCGGGATAGGCTTGTACGACCTCCATGATCGTCTTGTTGGCCGCTTCGTGGCCTGCGATCTTTTTGTCGCTTTGCGTGAGATAATCGTAAAGTGCCTGTTCCAGCTCGCTGTCGTCGCCGAATTCCCTGTCGGGGAATTTGGCCGTCATGTATTCGCGCACACGCGAGACGCGCGGCGTTTGTTCCTGTTCTTGAACGGTGTTTTCTTCCTGCATTTTTACCGATTGATTTTGTGCGTGATATATTCTGTTGTAAAAGTATGTTGTTTGTTAGTTTTCAAGAAGTTATAATTATCGCTATTATTGCGGTGAACGCAGAAAACATATCACTATGAGCAAAGGAAAACGGGTGCGGGACGAGGTTCCCGAAAAGATTTTGAAGAGACACAACGAAATACGCCGCCGTTACGAAGAGATGCTCGCACGTGAACGGGCCGAGAATCCCGAACGGCTGAAATATCTGTCCAAGACTTATTTCGTGGATATGATATGCAAAGACCCCGTGATCGGGTTAAGTCCGAATTATGTCCGGCGTATCATCAACGGGCGCATCTGATGTCCGGGCAATACTGGCTCAGAATGAAATTCGGGTAAAGCGACTTTTTGCTTCGTACAATCCTCTCACCGGCGAAGGGTCACCCATCGAGCGTGTCCGGCTTTATTTTACGTCTGACAGCTATGTTCTTATCCCTGTCTATATGGCGATAACACCGACCGTCGCCGCTATTATTGCTGCCGGCGGGGTCGAACGTTATGCCGTCGCAGAAGGCATCGACCCCGGGGCAATGTGCAGGGCCGTTCATAGGCTCCGCGCTGTATATGATTTCGAGTTTTGGTGTATTTCGTGCGTCAAAATCTTCGACAAAACGTCGGGCCGCCTTGTGCCGTTCAAGCTGCGATGGGCGCAACTCAAATTGGTACGCATCCTTCTTTGTGACCTATTCGCGGGAAAGCCCGTGCGTATCGTGCTGCTCAAAGCCCGGCAATGGGGCGGCAGTACGGTCGTGCAGATGTTCATGGCATGGATACAACTGTTCCATCGTTCGGGATGGAACAGCGTGATCGTGGCCGACGTGGAGGATCAGGCGCGAACGATCCGTGCGATGTATTCGCGCATGGCCCGGCGGCATCCGGTCGAAATATGTTCCGTTCAATTCTGTAATTTCGAAGGTTCGAGTAAAAATAAAATGCTCGTCGATCGGGATTGTGTCGTCTCGATCGGCTCCATGCAGAAGCCTGACAGCCTCCGTTCGGGTGATATGAAGATGGCTCATTTGTCAGAAGTCGGTTTGTGGAAAAAAACGAAGGAACGCAAACCGGAAGATGTGATACAGACGATTCTCGGCTCCGTGCCGCGCGAGCCGTTCACGGTCGTCGTGCTGGAATCGACGGCCAAAGGAATCGGCAACTTTTTCCACGATACATGGTGCGAGGCGGTGGACGGACGATCGGCCTATACGCCGTTATTCGTGGCATGGTACGAGATAGACATATATTATAAGCCGTTCGTCAGCGAGCGGCAAAAGACGGAGTTCGTGCACTCCATGACACGCGACGAGCTGGCGCGATTCCATGCCGGCGCAACGCTGGAAGGATTGAATTGGTACAGGGAGAAGCGACGCGAGTATTCGACCGATTGGCAGATGTGCAGCGAGTTTCCCTCAACAGCCGAAGAAGCGTTCCAGACCACCGGGCGCCCCGCGCACGATCCGCTCTACGTTCGGCAACTCCGGCCATATACCCGCGAGCCGCTCTATGTCGGCGAGCTGGTGGCCGATGCGACGTGTGGCCCCGAAGTGCTGCAAAACATTCGTTTCGTGCCCACGCCGACAGGTGATTTCTACGTATGGAAATTACCCGACACCTCACGCCGCATCGCCGATCGTTATGTGGTGGCACTCGACATCGGCGGCCGTAACCCCAATGCCGATTACAGCGTGATTTCGGTAATCGACCGCGCGGCGATGATCGACGGCGGTGTGGAGGAGTGTATCGCCACCTATCGTTTTCACCTCGACCAAGATTTGACGGTGTGGCGGGCCGTGCAGGTCGCCGAGTGGTTCTGTCATGCACTGCTGGCCGTCGAAGCGAACAGCCTCGACCCCAAAGGACAGGAGGGAGACCATACGCTGACGATTCTCGACACGATAAAAGAACACTATGATAATCTGTTCTCGCGGACAGACCCCGTACAGATCCGCGAGGGACGACCGAAGCGTTACGGGTTCCACACGAACGCTGCCAGTAAAACAGACCTTGTTACGCAGATGACCAAACGCCTGCGCGAAATCCTTTATATCGAACGCGACAAGCGGGCGTTGGATGAAATCGAGTGGTATGAGTTAAAGCCCGACGGTAGCTATGGGGCTGTCGAGGGTAAGCACGATGATATTTATATGAGCCGAGCGATTGCACTGAAAGTGTCGCAACTCATGGAACTACCGGTCGAACTGCGAACGAATACAACCTATTCGGACGTATCTGTCGTATTTACGGAAGCGACTATGTAGCTGTTTATATGTTAAAATATTAAAAGCGCGTATTTTGTCGTATTTGAGATATTTTTTGTCTTATTTGCAAAATTTAAACAGTACAAAATTTCGTAATTTTGAAATGATAATCTCCGGTTTTAGGAATATCAAGGGCTATTTTGCAAACTCCGCATGTCCGGAGATTTTTAGCCAGATATTTAATCGAAGCATCTTTTAGTTCATGTGGGAATATCGTATGTATGAAGGTTGCTCTGTCTATAAGAGAAATGTCCAATCTTTCCCCGATGTTCCATACGAAATGCATCAGGTCGATAGAACGGAGGGAATTATCTACTTTTGAACGGATTGGTTTGTATAAATCAGACTGTCCGTACGCAAAACACTCTATGTTTTCATGCAGAATTTCAAGATCTTCTTTTGAGAGAAATTCCGTCATTACAAATGTGGTATATTCATGAATGACACGCTTAATGTCTGCCTGCCTTTCTGCTTTTTCACGTTCAATTTCGGCGACACGCACTTCATAATTATCCATATAATCATGTTTTACAACTAAGTTTCCCGGATTTATATCCTTGTCCTTTGGGCACTCCGGATCAATCTCCTTAATTTGTTCGGGTAGAGGTCTTACTTGTTTGCCCAAAGACAAACTCAATTCATTCTTTGTAATGAATCGGAAGAAGAAATGCTTAAGTACTCCACATGCGAGTATCATTGCCGTAATATATAGAATAACTGGAGTAGAATATTCCATCAGGTTGATATGGCAACTGAGATATAAATAGGAGTCTGTTGCCCAGTAAAGGATGACACTTACTGAAAGTATGAAACTGGTTCTTTGAGGAGAGATTTTAATACTATTCGTCATAAACTGATACTGTTGAGTTTTACAATAAGACAAATGTATATGCAGATTTCCAAATAGTTGCTGTTTGTAATGGATAATCGTTCAGGATTTAAGAAAAAATATGCTCAGAGTATGATTTAGAGCAAAATATCATACTCTGAGCAATAAAAATGGGATTATTTGAACCTTAACTCTTACTTGCGGATTAAAGAGATTCTGTTGCTGGCTTCACGCTTGTTGCTGTCCACAACTTTCATGTACCGTTGTGTCGTGGTAATACTTTTATGTGCCATGTTACTTTGAATGGTACGTATGTCTGTGCCGGCTGCTCCTTGAAGTGTTGCGTATGTTCTTCGGTAGGAGTGGAAAGTGATATTCTTGGTAATACCGGCTTCGCGAATCCACTCTTTCATGGGTTGCTGTGTCCAACTTCGTTTCAATCCTTTAAATACTAATCCGGTTTTTTCCGGAGAATAGCCGATTAATTGCAGGGCTTCGTCACTGATAGGAATGATGTCCTCCGTCTTGGTCTTTTGGGTAATTGTGTGGACACATTTTCCTCCGGCTGCAAAGTCAACGATTTCATGCCATTGTAATGATAGTATATCACTGATTCTAAGACTAGTCAGACATGAGAACAATGCCGCTGTTTTCAGAATCGGCTTTTTGCAAGGTGTTTCTGCCAATTTGTAAAGTTCTTCCACACTTAGATAGTCTTTTGGAGTATCTTCCGTTTCGATTTTTTCGAAAAAGAATGACTAAAAAAGCAAAAAATAGCAGATTTGAGCTTTTGTTTTGAGTTTCAAGTGGTTGTGGCAGTCGTTGGCTTTTTGTGGCATTCGTGAGGAAATGCGAAAATGGCGGATTTGAGAAGTAGAAACGCTTTCAAGTCATTACCTCAAAGAAACGCTCTAATAAGCATTTTTAACGGCTTCGGTTTTTACTTCTCAATTCTGCACAGGTTGTGAATTTGCCATGCAACTCTCATGATTTAATTTTGCACAGAACAAAAAGCAAGGAATTATGAGAAGTACATTCAAGACAGTCTTCTATGTAAACGGAAGCAAGGAGAGAAACGGAATTGTCCCTATCATGGGACGTGTGACAATCAACGGAACTATCGCACAGTTCAGTTGCAAGCTGAGCGTGACCAAGGCGATATGGGATGCCAAGGGCAACAGAGCCAAAGGCAGAAGCAAGGAAGCCAATGAGGTGAACTTTGCGCTTGATAACATCAAGGCTCAAATCGCTAAGCATTACCAACGGCTTTCCGACCGTGAGGCGTTCGTTACCGCTGAAATGGTGAGAAACGCATATCAAGGCATAGGTACGGAGTATGAGACATTACTCAGAGCTTTTGACAAGGAGAACGCAGCCTTTGCCCAACGCGTGGGAAAAGACCGAGCTGTCCGAACCTACCGCAAGTATCTGACGGTAAGAAAGTACGTTGCCGAGTTCATCAAATTTCAGTACAAGCGCAGCGATATGTCCATGAATGAGCTTACCGAGGAGTTCATCCGTGATTTTTGTCTGTATTTGAAGAATGTCATTGGACTCACGCAATCTACCATTTGGATATACTCCATACCATTGAAGCATATCGTCACGGCAGCACACTACAACGGCAAGATACAGAGAAATCCGTTTGCCATGTACCACGTTGACCCAGACCACAAGGAGCGTGAGTTCTTGACAGAGGAAGAATTGGACATATTTGCAGGAATAGAGTTGGAAAATCCCAACTTTGCTTTTGCGAGAGACTTGTTTATGTTTGGTTGTTGGACAGGTATCTCTTTCGTTGACATCAAGAATCTTACAGAGGACAATGTTGCCATTATAAGTGGGTCTCCATGGATAGTTTCTCAGCGTCAAAAGACAGGCGTACCATTCAAAATTAAACTGATAGATGCAGCCATACAGATAATTGAACGTTACAAGCCATTGAGAAAAGATATGCACTTGTTTAATATTGGCTCACTTGACATGGTAAACAAGCGTATAAAGAAAGTGGCAAAAATGTGTGGCATCAAGAAGCGAATTTCATTTCATGTAAGCCGGCATTCGTTCGCAGTTTTGGCTTTAAACTACGGTATGCCGATAGAGAGTGTAAGCAAGATACTGGGACATACGGACATCGCCACAACACAAATTTACGCAAAGGTGACAAGTACTAAATTGGAGCATGACATATCAGCTTTTGAAAGTCGAATCAAGGGGCATATGCCGACAATGGGGGGAATGGCATGAAAAGGACTGTAATCACCGTGGACGGAAATGGAATGTTATCCATTCCGTCCAACTTGCAAGACTTGTGGATGAGTGAGGGTGAATTGGTTGATATGCTTCATGTCACCGCCATGAAACTCCATGCTGTGATAAGGTCAATATACAAGGATGGTTTATTGACGGTGTCGGAAGTCCAACAGAAACAGGAAACTTCCAATGGCATTTGGCAAACGTTGTATGGCTTTCCGATGATTGTTGCCCTTTGCTTCCGTATAAACTCATACGGGGCAGCTCGGTTTCGTGCCACCATCTTCAAGAGATTGTACGGGGCAAAAGAGAAAAGTAGTGTCATTATCCTACAACTCAATAGAAGAACAACCGCCTTTAGTTGAATGTCCTCTTGCTTGTTTGTTGGCTTGGCGCTGTCGTACTGTCGTGAATAAGTACTGAAGCATAAGCATGACATTCTTACTTGTAGGGGGATGAGTTCTGTTCATAAAAATGACGGACAAAACACCCCTTATTTTTGTTGAATTGTTGAATATGATGAAAGAAGTATTGAACATCAGGCATTTACGGCTCAACATATTCTCAACAAATCTCTCAACAAAAGAAAGATAATGTTGAAAAGAGAAAACCATGAACACCATTCCTTTCTTTCTTTTTTGCCCAGTAATTTGTTGTGTAGAGCTATTTGTTGAGAGTTTGTTGAGGGTATAAGTGGTTGGTTCTCATAAAGATAACACCTATCTTCAACAATTCAACGTTTTACATGCCCTCACTTGGTACGCTGTAAAATGTGCTTGTGGATTAATTGGCAACCGCTCTATTCTCCGAAATGGTTGCAGCAACGTTCCTTGGAGGCTTTGCGCCTCCAGCCACTTGGGCGAACCTCCGCAGTGTTTTAGCATGGCATTAGATTTATGCAGACTATACCGAGGACACACAGCACACTCGGCATAGTTCACAAAGGAAATCAACAACACACAACTGAAACACTTGGCAAGTTTCACACTGAAAATATCACCTTTTCCTTTGCAAACTCCATGTACAAAGTAGCTTGTGTCTGTGACCTTGTTCTTTCAATGTGGCAGCTTTGATGTTTGGCGCAAATTGAGAGAATTAAGGTCTGCAACCTTGGGCATGGAAAGCCGAAAGGCAAATATCTCGTCTTTTGTTCTTAGAGGAGGGAGCGAGGTTATGTTTTGGGAACCCCAAAACGCCTCGCTCCACCATGAGGGCGAAGAAATTTTGCTCCCAACGGTTGCAGAAAGTGAGTGTACCAACTGTAGGCAGTGCATAGAAATATGTAAATAGATTTGTCAGGTGTAGTTTATTCTTCCTTTATTTGCACAAAAGTATGTTTTGAGTGTTATAAAAAATAAAAAAATGCACTATTACGTTGATACTTTTGTATTTTTGCACTCAGTTATCTTGGACAGCAGAATTTGAAACACTGAAAATCCGTAATCTGTCTATATGTAAAATCTTTAAATTTGGATTATTATGACTAAGAAGTTTTGGTTAATAGCACTCATCGTAGCTTGCACTGTTGTATTTGGCAGTTGCGATAAGTCTGAGGAATTGAGTGTTGAGCAATGTAAGTTGGATATGAATCTATTCAACCAAACCTATACTGTTAATGATGAGGGGTGCTGTGTGCTAAAAGGGAGAAAGCCAATAGCAGCAGAAGAAATACAGAGTAAGGTCAAGGGCTATGGTTGGGAGAGTATTGCCACTTATGAGGTACAGGAAAACGGAAAGTTGAGCAAGGAGGAATTTTGGAAAGACAGATTTGGTGGCAGCCCTACACACTTTTGGTTTGAGACATCACAGCAAGCTTTTAGTTATTTTTATAGTGATGCCTTGCCAGCCTTTTGTTTCAGTCGTGTATCATGGACTTATGACATGGACAAAGGCTTCATACTGTTTGGCAGCAACAAGCAGACAACAGACAGCAGATACATGCAGATTCTTAAGCTTGACGAGTCGAATGGCAAGACCTTAATGTACACCATACAAAAATTGGGAGCGACGAGTGATGGCAGCAATGGTTACAAGTCTATATATGGCATGATTGTATATAAACGCATGACCGAAACCGATTTGGAAATGATGAAGAAAAGTTACACGTATGATACGGATATTGACCGTTCTGTTCCCGACAACTGCAAGTTTAAGATTAAGGCATACTATGCAGAAGACGACAAAGACAACACAGACCCTGTGTTTCAGACCTTCTGCCTTGTAACATTTGAGCTTACCGATGAATATGGTTTCAACTCTTCAGATAATGCCTATTACAACTACTACGATTCAATTACTTGGACGAGTGATTGTCGTGATATGCCAGATAGCTTTGGAATCATGGAACGTAAGACAAACTGTTTGAATACTTCCTATTGGTGGAGCACATACTTCTTCACGCCTCATGACAATACTATTGTCTATGCCAATGGCTATAAAGATGGCCGTATTGTCTATCAAGCCCGAAAGAGGCTCTATTTGGTGAATGATGGATTCTTTGGTTACGATTGGGATAACGTAAGGTATAATTCCAAGAACCCCGAACTAACAGAATATTGCTTGCTGGACAAGAGCCGTGAGTTTATCCTAACTCCACCTACTGCCTACAAAGAAGACATTACAAAACCGTATGCAGAGTTACGTATTGTACTGAAAGGAGCAAAAGACAAAAACGACAAGGAATATATGTTAGGCGTGCTTGAACGTGAAAGAGAAGGTCTGTTGAAGATTATGGACCAGTACTATGAAGCACATAGTACTATAAAAGAAACAGAAAAGGCTTCGCTGTGTAAAACGTTTAAGGCACTACCCGAAGATGCTGATATTAAAGCATATTGGCGTACAAAACATTCTCGCATGGTACTGATACTTAAAACTGACGGGGAAGACCCTATAAACAGTGAATACTATGTGCATGCGGAACCAATTAAATGATAAATAAGTTTAATGTGGACAACAATAGTCATAAGGCGAAGTTAATCTTTGTTTTATGACTATTGTTTTTTTGCACCAACATAGTGTGGTTTCATTTTTATTTTGTATTTTTGCAACTGTAAAGAGTTGTTAGGCAAAGCAAACATATGCATATTGCAGAAGTTGTGACTATTGCCAAATCATTACCTCTATTGAGGTTGAACACTTATAAATCGCTCATTTTAAGCTATTCAGCAGATTATAGAAGAATTTTACTACAAAAGCGTTGGAATAATGGCTGGATCAATGTCGTGAATCCTTTTAGGGCTTCCATCGTGTTGGGTACTC